AATAATCCCTTTAGGAACAGATGAAACACGTATATATGATATAGATTTAACTACAATATCTTCTTTAGCTAATTTTTCAAATCACGAAAAATCTAAATATACAATGTCAGCTTCCCTAGATAATATAATATCGGATACAGCTACTGAAGAAGTAATATTTACTCCAAGTTCAGTTACCCAAACATTAAATGACATAGATATATTTGTTTCAGGTGCCCTTAGTAGTTCAGTAACATTTAATTTTGGAACTGGAAGTTTAATTTCTGCAAGTTTCTTTAATTCAAGTGATTCTGAAGAATCATTGTATTTTATATACCCAGAAAATGGGGGTAATTATCAAGAAATTCAAGTTTTTCCCGAAAATATAACAACAATACCACCAACATTTACATCAGAAAGTAATTTAACATTCCCCAATAACTTAAATATAACTGCATCTTCAAATAATGTAAACTTTAGCTTCGCTAATGATGGATCTAATCCTTTAATTAATGACCCTACAAGTGGAACAGCAAGTATTTTTATTTATAATCCATCTAATTATTCAAATGCAATAACTTCTTCTAACATAACCTTAATGGTGAAAGACCAAGAAACAGGTTCAGGATTTTTCCAAGTTTCCCAATCTATATTTGTAATACCAAAAGCCCCACAAACAATGTCGGGTGATTTTGATGTAATTATAGGTGCTCATCCTACAGAAATGGAAGATAAGTTTTATTTTGGTTTATTAACTTCAGAATCACTTGTTTATTATTCAGGTTCAGATGCAGACAAACCTAAAAATCCAACATCAATAGTATCTTCTTCAAGAATTTTATTTGCAAGTACTTCAGCAGGATATGATTATTCAATGACTTTATTTACTCATACTGATAATATTCCTTTATATTCAACTAATACTACTAATGAGGCATTTAATTTTGGTGATTCAGGTTCATTAGAATTAAAAATTAATGGTATAACAAAAACCCAAGTAAATTTACAATCTAATTTTGACACTGATAATAAAAATACAACCCAAACATTATCAGAATATGATATAAATTATATTATCCCTGGAAATGATAATGTTTTCTATTTAAACAATGGTACAGCAAGTTTTACAGAAGGTAAATTATTTATAACTAAAGTAGCACCATTTAATACTGTATCACAAAGTATATCTAAAGGAGGATACTCATTAAATAATGGTTACCAAGGTTTTGGTGTTAAAATTGAATTAGATGATAAAATTAGAGATGGTTATAATTATTTAGAATTAATCCATAATATAGCAGACGGATTTACACAAAGTATGAATGTGTTTGATTGGTATTATAATGATGGAATTGAAATCGCTTCAATTAAACCTAATGAAAATATGTCTTATACTGAGATATCTAACACCCCAGCAACCCACAGTTTATCTGGTGTTAGTTACTTTAAAGACCAAACATCATTTACCTCAAGTATAAATCAAATATATAATTTAGCTAATAAAGTATATAACCATGATCCAAATAATACATTTCAAAGTTTAATAAAATCTTTTATTACTCATGATGGACAATTAGCAGTTACAACAGACAGTGCTGTTATGTCATTTGTAGATAATCATAGTATAATAGAACACAAAGTAAACCCCGATCTTTTAGATAATAGAAAAGGTTTAAGATTCCATGAAGGAGATGACAATTTTATACCAACAGCACAAAGTACAGCAAGTATAAAATATGAATTAAAGGCTACTTTACCTAATGATGTAGACCCTATACAGGGTAAATTTTATAATTTTGATTTAAAATTTGTTAATAGAGTAAAAACCTCAGAACATAATTATACTTTGGGTGGAGCAAATAATCTAAATTTAGGTAGATTTATGAAATCGGGAAGTATAGGATTAGATAGTTTAACAACAATGAATTATGTTTTTCCTAATGCACCTTTTATGACAGCTTCATTCTTTGATGAAGACAGAAGATGGTCACGTACTAGTTTAATTACTTCCCAATCAAATAACCCTAATACTATGGGGGGGAATAATCATGATTATACATTCTGGGTATCATCTTCAAGAGCAAATTATAATTCAGTTCAAAATATATTATCAACTAATGATTTACAACAATTATATACTGGTAGATTAATTTTTCCTTCTGAAAGCTATGACGGAAATCTTCCAAATACAGTAGATTACTCAACAGTTACAAAAAACGAACAAAGAGAATATTATACAGCCATTGAAGCTTCTACTCTTTTGAGTATTCAAAACTTTACAATGATTGTAAAAGGTAATATAAATAAAACAGATTTTCCTGCAGGTGTTTCAGGACAAGCTGCTACAGATGGGCATATTAATATTTTTGCAAAAATTCCAGGTCCTATAAACGTAAATAGTCAAGGTAATAATAATGACTTCCCAGGAACAGGTTTTGGTTCAATAACAGGTCAACAAAGTTTACAAAGTAATATAAAATTAGATAATACTACTTTTAGGAGTGATTTCAATAGTAATGAAACTACTGATGGAAGTATAATAGCATTTGATTTTACTTTAATTAATTGTTCTATAAATAGAAGTGATAATATATTTTTAGTTAAAGTCATAATATCAGGAAGTATAGACCCATCCAAATACATTGAACAAATTACAATTAAATCTAGATCCTAAAAATAGATAAATATTTATAATAAAATTAGTTAAATGGCAAATCAAAATTTAAATAATAGAAGTGAACAATTTAATGAAAAAGAACCAAGACTAGCAGCTTTTAAGGCTCTATTTGGTGTACTTCATACAACTACTTTTAAAGATCTTGTTAATGAACCATTTGGTAAAGGTTTTCCCACATATCCAGAAGAAATTATATTTAAAGCTGACACTATTAAACAAGCTTCATCTGCTGAAAATATAATTCCTTCCAGAACAAGAACCTGGATAACAGCTTCTGCAACCAGTTTAGGTATAAATGTATCAACATATAACAGTTTAGATCCTGTAGAAAAACTTATTAGAGGTCATTTTTCTACATCTATATCTGATGACACAACATCTAATCCTTATGTTGAAAAATTAATTCTTCCTTTAGCTAAAGTTCAAGGTACACAAGATCAATTCTATTTTGTTTATGGTAAAGAAAGCCAATCTGCAGACGAATATAATCAATATGATACTTCTGAAACAGATAATTATGATACAAAAGAAATTAGGGACACCTATTTATTAGACTCAGGATCATATATTTTAAAAAACTTTATAAATCCTTTTAAATTTGGTAAAGGATATCTAGCTAGATATTTTGAAGCTGCCACATTTGGTAGTGATCCTTATGAAACACCTGGAAATGAATTATTTATAGAAGGGCAAAAAGAAGACCAAACTTCAGGAGTAATATTTGATTACAAAGAAGGAGGATTATTTGTTACAGCCCAACCAGATAGTTCAGTTGTACATAATTTAGATCCTGATTTAGTAGGGTCTCATCCCTTATGGACAGAAGCCTACAGATATTATGGTCCAATAGGTGTATCAGGTCCAAATCATATTATATCTGCTTCTGCTATATCATCCTCAATTATATCAGCTTCTAATGTACAAATTGATGAAAATCTTAACGTAGATGGAGCTATTACAATACAAGGACTTAGTTTTGCTAGTGTAAATGCATTTACTACTTCGGGGAGTTCAACATTTGGTGATACACAAGGGGATAATCATCAATTTACAGGTTCAGTTTCAATAACTGGAAGTTTAAATGCAACAGCAAGTCATGCACTAACTGCAAGTCATGCACTAACTGCAAGTTTTGCAACTAATGCAGGACAATCGGGTATTACTACTACTATAATTTCAAATTCACTACATGATGATCTTAATGGTTATTACGATATATCTACTCTTACCCCTACAGATGGTAATGACATTATAGAATATAAAGCTACAAGTATTGGATTAGTTCTTTCTTCTTCTATAGGTACTTCATCATTTATAAATCTTATAGGTTCAAAATCATCAACTAAAATAACAAGACCAGACAGAAGTGGTGGTGACATTGATAGTACTCCTATAGCAGAAGTAGGTTCGGAGGGAGGTAATAACCCCAATGACATGCCTTCTTTAGGTTGGAATGGGGGTGATATATTTCAATATGCTACCTCAAGTAATAGTAGAGATTACCCTAATTTTGCTAGTTATGGAGCTTTTAAATATAATATTAATAATTACCATTACAGTACACATAGTTTTAGTTTTAATTCTCCTAAAAAAATTACTAAATTAGGGTTATGGTATAGTAGGGCCTCAAACACAGATCCACGAACAGACTATGATACATCTACAAAAACAATTAATAATTCTCAAAGATATATAGAAGGAATCCATCTTTCAGGATCCCCTGATGGTAATACTTGGGTGGGTTTATATCAAATACATAATTTAGACAACCAAAGAACTAGTAGTTTATTCACTATTAATGATATTGAAGTACACTCAGCTTTTTCTATTATAACTTCAAGTAAATTAAATACATCTGCTCCCTCTAAAGACTTTAGATGGAATAATTTAGACCCCAATTTAAATAACCAAGATTTTTATTTATTAAATTTTACTTCTTCATACTTTGATTCATCTAAATATAAATACTATAAATTAGCCATAAGTGGAGGAGCCCAAATTGGGGGGCAGGACACAGATGATCGTTACCATTACATACATCATGTTGATTTATGGGAAGATAAAAACTTTAACACAGAAAACAGAAAACAAATTAATATAGGATTTGATGATACTATACCTGATGGAGAAACCCTTACAAATTTTCAATTAGCAGTATCTAGTGCTGCGGCACTTGCAGGATTTGAGGGCTTCATCTTACCTTCAAACCAACTAGTAATAAATGGTGTAGCCCAAGCCAATTTAAATATGAATAATAATTCTATTTTTAATACACATACATTTTATGGGGATTCATTGAACCTACTAGATTCCTCAACTATAAATAATAATCAAAATATAGGAAACGCTTTAACAGTAGGGGGTCAAAGTACCTTTGAAGACCATGTAAAAGTTGAGTCAGGTAAAAGTATTTACATGGGTGTAAACATCGGTAATGAGATACCTTCTTCTTCAATTATTTTAAAAGAACTAAACCCCATATATTTTACAGGCCAAAATGGAATAGATGAATTTACATCAAGAATATTTGGTCATACAACTGAAGAAACTGTAAATGATTTATACTATGATGCTTTTAGACATTATATGGTTTCAGATAGAGAAATTAGGTTAATTGCTTTACATCCCGAAGGAACAGTAACAATTTCATCATCAAAAACTTTAATTACAGGTTCTTTAGAAGTACAGGGTGATATATTACAAAATGGTTTAGCAATTTCCACAGGAGGGGGTTCAGGTTTCCCACATGATCAAACTATACAAGGAGGAATTACAGCAAGTATTACAGGATCACTTATAATTTCAGGAGGTCTTAATAGTTTACCTTTTATTGAGTTTGGGAATATTCCAGTAGGTGATTATAATCATGAAAGTAATAACACATTATATGTTAAAAATAATGGTTTATATTTTGGTGGTACATTAGTAAGCCAAATCACTAATAACTGGCATGTAGAAGACGGTGCATATAGTACTTCCCATTTAACATCTTCAAAAAATATATTTGTAGATGGTCATATAACTGCATCAGGTAATATATCATCTTCTAATTCTATAATAGCTAATAAACTTGTTTTCTCACATGATATTGGTACAAATATATTTGATACTGGAAATAGCTTAATAAACTTACAAGATAGTGGAATATTAAATATAGCAGCAGGGGGTAGTATTACAGATATAAGAATAGCGGGTAATAGTGCTCCTGTATGGATAAATGCTAATCTAACTGCTTCTAATATAACCGCGGATAGTTTATCAACTATTAATGATACACAAGTAGGTAATTTTGGTAACCCACAAGATCATTTTATTAAAGTTAGATCAAATGGAGAAGCTTCTAATTATTGGTCCTCAGGTATTAAACTTAACCATGCTAGTGAAAATTATGGTTTTACATTTAATTCTAAAAATGGTCCTTCTATTTATGGTTTAAATATATTAGCTCATGATAATGATGAAGGAACTTCTTCTTTATTTATTGATCGTGCTACTCGAAAAATAGGTTTAGGAACCGAATTCCCTTGGGAATATCTTCATGTTAACGAAGGAAATATTCAAATAGGGGGTATTAATGAAGGGGGCCAAGCAGGTGAAGGTGATCATGCTCTTAAATTATTTACTTTAGGAGGAGAAGGAGTTGTTAGTAGTTCAAAAATAGAATTTAGACATGGGTCCCCATTCTATGGGTTTGATATTCATTCTAAAAATGGTCCTTCTTTTTATGGCTTAAATTTCCAATATTACAATGATTCACTCAATGGACACTCAGCTATGTTTATTAACAGAGTTAATGGTAATATAGGTATAGGAACAACTTCCCCCTCAAATACTCTTACAATACAAGGTGATATAAGTGCAAGTGGTACCCTTTATGTAGAAGATAAAGCAGGAATTGGGGGGATAATTCCTTCAAATACAACTCAATTACATGTTGCTGAACTAGATTCTAAATCCCATACTATCCGAGTGGGGGGTCCCAAAGCACAAGATGCTAATAACCAACCTAAAATTGAATTTGTAGAACAATCAACAGCTAATAATAATGATATTACCCATGGTTTTTCAATCGAAGGAAATGCAGAAGATAGTAATAATTTACATATAAATCGTTATGCGTCAGATACAAGTACTGATGGTAATACTATAATTACTATAACGAGAGATAAAAATTTAGTAGGAATCAATACTACAACTCCAGGAAAAGAACTTGAAGTAGTTGGTTCTATTAGTGCAAGTAGTTTTTTATATGCTAATACAACAGATGCAGCAGGTACGTCTTATAGCACATTATTAGTAGATAAAAATACAGGACGATTCTACCACACAGGAAGTTATAGTGGGGGAACCGAAGGTGGAACAGATGATGATTGGGAAATAGAAGCATCCACAATTACTTCTTCTAAAAACATAAAAATAAACACTTCTACCCCAACAATTGAATTATATAATACTGAATCTTCAATAGCAAATGGAACCACCATAGGTAGTATAGAATTTTCATCTGGAGATTTTAATGGAAACGGCAATCATAATATACCTCATAAAGTAGCATTTATACAAGCTATAGGTACCCAAACTCATTCTAGTGAAAGTTTACAAAGAGGTAGTGGGTTAAAATTTTCAAGTTATAGAAATAATAGTATTAATTCTCTTGGGAATTATGATTCAATCCCCTCAACTCTTTTAGAATTAAAACCAGACAGAACAGTTTCAGGTGTACAAGGAAGTGCAGGGGGGGCAACATTTAATTTAGGTAGAATTACAATAAAAGATGAATATAATGCTTCTAATCCCAAAGACACATCAGAAATACAATTAGAAGTTGATAAAAAACTTAATAGTACATACCGACTTAATGTAAGGGTAGAAAACTCTGGTTCTAAAATTTTTACTAATAGTAAATATAGACCTATTATGATGGGTCATTATGATGCTGGAGAAAATGGTTCAAGAACGGGTTCTCTTGAAGTCCATTATAGTGGTGACATATATGCTAGATTTTTAAATAGTGGTAATGGTAACCAATATTTAAGATATGATACTACTACTAAAAAAATTACTTATATTACTAGTACTATTAAAACTAAGAAAAATATCAAATCTTTAGATGAATCTACATTTAATGATGTACTTAAATTAACCCCATGTACTTACAACCGTAAAGATCCAGAAATTTTAGGTACTGAATTAGGATTAATAGCCGAAGAAGCCTCCCAAACAAATCCATTATTTGCTACTTATGGTAAAAACTTTATTTATGATGATCATGGTAAAATTAAAAGATCTAATAATATAGAACTTACACATGATGATAAACAAGTCCCTGTAAATATAGATTGGAATGCTATCACAACAGCTTTAATTGGTAAAATTCAATCTTTAGAAAAAAGAATTTCAGAACTAGAAAATAAAAAGCAATAGTGAGTATTTTTAATTTTAATACTAATATACCTTCTGAAACCTTTCCTACAGGTTCAGTGACAATTTTACCTGATTACTCAAATGTCAATAATGCAATTAATAATGCGGACTTTAACCCCCTAGAACAAAAAACTACTAATCTTCAAACATTAACATTTCCTTTATTGTCAATAGATTTTGGTAGTAAGAAGGGATGGAGTATGTTCGCTTTTACAGGTTTAGAACCTATTAATACTGTAGAATATTTTAATCTTATAACTAATAATGTAGAAGAAGATGTTGAGGTTGTTAAGGATAGTAGTGGTAATGTTTATTGGCCACAGTATAGTCTTAATGGTATAGGTGATTTAAAACCTGGTCAAGGTTATCAAATTAGATTAAAAAAATCCCCATCTTTATTTAATTTAACCCCTAATGTACTTAACTTTTTAAATTCTCCCCCTAATAATTTTCAAGAATATCTTAATTTACTTAATGCACCCTCTACAACATTAGTCGAGGGTTGGAACTTAATTGGATTTAATAGATTTGGTACTGGTTTATCTATACCTGAAATCCTTTATCAAAGTTTTTTTCCTGACTATCCCCTTCCCTCCTTATCACAAATCCATATTGACCTTGATAGAATAATTACGATTGCAAAAAACAATAATGGAGATGTTTATTATCCCTATTATGGTTTTAATGGATTAGGAAATTTAACCCCAGGTCAAGGTTATCAAATAAAAACACATAATGGTTTTTATCCCGATGGTACCTCCTTTAATTTTCCCTTTGAATTTAAATTCCCCCCTTCAGTTAGAACTATAGATCCTAGACCTTTAATAGATGGTGGACCTCGTTAGTGTATTTTAAAAAGTTATATATTTATACACGAACAAACTTTACTAAATTATGGCAAATATATCTATCTGGCCCGGCTCATCATCATTTTTTCCAGGAGAAACTCCTTTTGGTTTTTATGACACAGACACTGACTTCCAAAACGATGCAGACAAAGTAGCGGATTGGTGTGTTAGACGTATGGGTTATCCCTTAGTAGACATTGAACTACAAGCAGTAAATTTGTTTACTTGTTTTGAAGAAGCAATTAATGAATATGGTTCACAACTTTATCATTTTCAAATAGTAAATAGCTTCCATACATTAGAAGGAACATCAACAGGATCAAAATTAAATAATAGTATAATTGCTCCTAATTTAGGTAACACAATTAACATTGCAGAACAATATGGAAGTGAAGCTGAGGGAGCAGGGGGAAATTATAAATTAGAAAAAGGTACTCTAAATGTAACTCCTGGAGTACAAAATTATGATTTACTTTCAGATGTTTCATCCTCAATAAGTGGTTCAGATTCAGTTTATTTAAAACGAGTTTACCATTATGCCCCTTCTGCCATTAATAGGTATTTTGATCCATACGCAGGTACGGGTACAGGAATTCAATCATTAATGCAATCATTTGGATTTGGTAATATGTCACCAGGTGTTAACTTTATGTTGATGCCTATGTATTTTGATGTTTTAAAAGTCCAAGCAATTGAAATGAATGATCAAATAAGAAAATCAGCATACCACTTTGATGTTGAGGATAATAGATATTTAAAACTATTCCCTATACCCCAACAAGGGTATAAATTACATTATGAGTATGTTTTAAAGTCAGTTGCTAATAACCCTGTAAAAGACACAACAGGGGGTATAACAAATTTATCAAATGTTCCTTATAAAAATCCAACATATAAATTTATTAATGAACCAGGAAGACAATGGATTCGTAGATATGCTTTAGCATTAGCTAAAGAAATGTTAGGAAGTGTAAGAGGTAAATACCAATCAGTTCCCATCCCGGGGGCAGACACTACATTAGACTTTGCTAGATTATTAAGTGAAGCATCAGCCGAAAAAACAGCATTAATTGAAGAATTAAAAACATTCTTAGAAGAAACAACTCGAGTTAAACAACTTGAAAGACAAAATCAAGAAGCACAATTAACACAAGAAACTTTCTATAAGGTTCCTTACCCAATTTACATAGGATAATGATTAAATTAACTAAAATATTATCAGAACTTCTCAACACATTCGAAGTGACCGCTTTATTAACTTCTGATAAAAAAGTTTCTATTACGGAAATATTAGATCAAATTAGAGCTTTACAAAAAGTAACTACAGTAAGAAATGTAACCCCTCCTGAATATATGACCCAAAGTTCTTCTGAACATACTATTTTAATTTTAAAATTTGTAACAAGAGGAGAGGCCAAACAAGACTTAGAATTTATTAAAAGTAATATTTTAACCCAGGGTAAAGACAGAACTGATTTAAGAATACCAGGTGTAAAAAATTTTAAATTTAAATATGAAACTTTAAAACGAAAATAATGGCATTATTTGGGGGATCACGTGACATATCATTATTTAATACTATAAGTAAAGAACTTATAAATGACATTATTCAAACTGAAATAGCTTACTATAAATTTACTTTAGAACACACAAAAGTAAATGTGTATGGTGAAGCTCCCCAAAAAAATTACTATGAACCTATAAAAATTGCAAGTTTAATAGATAGAAGTGACCAAACATGGACATCAGATGAATTTGGACCAGATGTAAACCAAAATATTACATTCACATTTTTAAGAAAAGAATTTATTAATTTAAATTTATTTTCAGATGTAGGTGATTTGATACTTTTTAGAAATAATTTTTATGAAGTAGATGGTAGAATAGAAAATCAATTAGCATTTGGTAAAGATCCAGATTATGCTTTATCTACAGAAACATCAGATTTTGGGGGTAATTTTTCAATTTCTTTAAGTACCCATTTGTCAAGAGTAGAAAAGTTAAGTTTAGTTCCATTAAAAGGTGGGAAATACCCAACAACTGTAAAATCTCAAGGTGGAGAAGCCAATAAATTAGAATATTAAAATGGCAGACAACAAAAACATAAACCCAAGAAGACCTATCCCCTCAGATAGATATGATAAATTAAGAGAAAATTTATCATCAGGCTTTGCAGACAATTTCCCAGTTGAATCTTTTCCCCCTCCTAGTAATAGAGCCAATATTATTAAGGGTGACATTACTACAAGAAAAGACGACACAGTAGGAGAAGTATATATAGGTTTAGAAGATCATGATAAAGCTATAGCTTATTATTTTGAAAATATTATTAAACCTCATGTTTTAGTAAATGGAGAATTAACTAAAGTACCCGTATTATATGGTTCTGCTGAAAGATTTAAAGCTGTCCAACAAGATGGGTATTATAGAGACAAAGAAGGTAAAATACAAACACCCTTAATTTATTTTAAAAGAAATTCAGTTGAAAAACGAAGAGATTTAGGAAACAAGATAGACGGTAATAATCCCCAATTATATTATACCTTCCAAGAAAAATATACAAAGAAAAATCAATATGATAATTTTTCTGTACTACAAAATAGAGTACCCCAAAAAGAATTCCATCAAGTAGTAATCCCCGATTTTGTAACATTAACTTACACTTCCACAATATGGTGTGATTTCATATCTCAAATGAATGGTATAATAGAATCTATCAATTATTCGTCAGACACTTATTGGGGGGATCCTGAAAAATTTAAATTTAATGCTAAAATAGATAATTTTGGAAACACAACAGAACTAAATGTAGGGGACAATAGAATAGTAAAAACTGACTTTACAATTACTTTGCAAGGGTATTTAGTCCCTAAAAGTATTAATAAATTATTGTTACAAAAACCACAAAAATCTTTTAGTAGGTCTACTGTAGTATTTAATAATGAACTAATAATGGGTACAGATAAGTTATAAAATAAAAGAAGAAGTAAGAGATACACAAAATCCCTTAATTATATAATAAGTTATGAATATTACTTGGAATACTGCTAATATTTTATGGAATTCAAACTCATTTACATGGGATGAAGTTCAATTAGTTGAAGAAATAATTCAACGAGGAGGGGGTAATATCGAAGACGATATGCCTTGGATGAAACCTGAAAAAAAGAAAAAATTAATTAAATTAATTCTTAAAGTAAAAGGAGAAACCCTCACAGAATCTAAAACTAAACCAATCAAACAATATAAAATAAAAGCAGAAGACGTAAGATTAGTAGTTAAAGAAGTAAGTGGTGTAGAACTAACAACCGAAAACGTATCCTTTTAATATTTATTATAAAATACAAGAATGTATAAATTATTTACAGACAAAACGGAACTATTTGAGTGTAATATTTCACTTCAAGGTGCAAGTTTAAAAAAATCAAAAGCAAGATTAGTAGTCGAAACTCAAGATTATTCTTTACTTTTTAACGGTTCTATCAATTCTAATGGTAAATGTGAAATACCAATTAGAAAACTTAAAGGTCTTATAGATGAAGACACTAGTGGTAACATTCGTTTAGAGGTAATTGCCGAAGACACATTCTTTACTCCTTGGCAAAGTGACTTTGAAGTTGAAACAAGTAGAAAAGTTACCGTAGAAGTAAAAACCCAAACAACCCAAAAACCAATTTTAGAAGCTAAAGCGACAGTAAAATCACAACAAGTATCAAAATCTGAAA